CTCTTTAATCTTAGGGGAAAGCCAAGAGGGCTTATCCAAACGATTTTATAATTTTGGTTCGGTTAAATTGTTGGTTCGGTTAGTTTAAATTTTCGGTTAAAATAGTTTTGTATTGTTAAATTTTTCTGATAGAGCGGTTAACTTCGACTTGGCTTCTGCTGAAAAAGTTGAAATCTTATTAAACGTTCTAGATATTGTACAAGGTGTGTTCAGAGTTACCCGAACATATCAAAGAATATTCAGACGGTTCAGCTTAATCGTGTAATGTAATAAATTGTGTTCAGCTTTCTTTGCTGCAGCAATATTTCTCAGCATAAGATCTAACAGTTTACGAGTAACTCTAACATGTGCAATGTCAGTATCAGGGATGGTCTCATAAGACGATATGCGTAGTGAATCTATAAGACTAGATTTCAATAAAGCCTTTGTGTTAGAAGGTGCATTAACTAATTGCATTAAGAGAGTGTTTATACGATCCACTTCGGCACGCACAGCTTCAATGGCTGGATGAAAGGTTGAGACAATCTCTCACTCATCCATTTCCTCTCTAGTGAAGTTTTCAACAGGAAGGTATCCCTCTTCTGGTTTACCAATCCCGATAGTCTTCGAGACGGAAGCGGCTTTAGTGATTGTAGTATAAATATCCGTGGTATTCTTTAGGATGGTATCAGCCCGCTTAAGTTGTTCGACAAGGATAGAGAATGTGTGTATTTCCTCAACAGCAGAAGGATCTACTCCATAGACTCGTTTGAAATTGGAGATATCGTAATTCGGAAAGGCAGAAAAAGGAGAAGAATAACGCATACCTGTCAATGTTCCTGGAAGACCGTTCAACCGAGCAAGGAAATCAAGATTAACATCATTCAGAATACCAGCACAAAAGATTAGGAATGTATCACTATCAGATAAAAGAGATCTCTTTCCCAGCTCTTCTTGTAATTGGTACATCATATCTCCATTTTCAAGAACAGAGGCTATAAGTTTACAAGGGAGAGGAGAGAGCTCATATCCTCCAGCAAATACACGTTTACATATTTCGGCCGTTGGTACAGAAGAAAGGTCAGGTGAAGATACAATGGACTTGTTAAGGCTGATTTCCAGACCCAATGATTTCATAATTCTGATGTAGTGGCTTGCAACTTCAGAATTGTTTATCACTATGTCGTCTCCTAATATAACATAATTTTTGAAGTTTGGGATGTTGGCGGCAATACTAGCCAATCTAACTATAACATGATGAGTAAGAGCTAATAGAGCAAAAGAGGATTTGGCCCCCATGGGTTGACCTGCCGCGTAACTGATACGTTGTCCATCCGGAAGGCGATATGAACGATCAGTCAGCAGAGATGCTCATGCAGAACCAAAACCTGGTTTATCAACTAATTTATCAAGTATAATCTGTTGCAATGCAATCGGCAGACGATCTGTGGCAGCTGTCAAATCAAGAGAAGAAAGTTCGCTTGAGGGATTCGCTGTCCAGTCTTTGACCAGTGCAGCAATACGATCCTGATCAAAGGTTCCATCGTTAGACATCGGTTTCAGAAATCCAAAAATTGTATCATGTAAGGGGCAAAGAGCCTGCTGAGTCCAATAATCAACAATTGCAATTACTCTACACTTATCTCCCTTCTCAAAGATAAGATGTAATTTAGAATGTTCGGGAGTGGCGTCGCTAAGCTTGAAGAAGTTTGGTAGACGGTAACAATCTTCCATTTTGTCAACCAGGTCTAAACCATTAATTTCACTTCATTCACGAACCCGAGACAATAACAGCTTGTCTTCTCAGACAGCCTTGGCATCGATGTGAGCCATTCAAAGGGCCTGCCCATTTGGACCGGAGGCAGAAGAGGTATGTCAACTCTGTTTATCGAGGTGATCCTGATAGGACGCAGAGAATAATTCCTGTGTCAGACCAAGATCAGCAAGAGCCCCGTCAATGTTCAAGGATTCCAAGTAACTTTGAGATAAGCCAGAAGGCGCAGTTATTGTGCTAAGGTTAGGAAGTTTGGGTACAGTAACAGCATTATATATCTCGTACATAGATAACAAGATACGTCAGACTGCGAAGGTAACATCACTGTCACCCAAACGATTCAGCTCCACTATCACACTAGCAAGGGATTTGGGACAACGCAATGTACTATTTCAGTCAGAATCAGGAATGTTACCCTGTAAACGGGTCTTCGCTCCGAAGCTCACACGCATTCAGTTGGCTATGACTTTGGACTTTGCCACAAATTTTCCGGGGTCTCTATCGAACTGTACATTCAAATCATAAGAAAGACCGGACACAGTTGCTTTTAAAATCGGAGGAATCAAGGGCATCTGAGAATCCATGAAGAGGAGGATAGCATTCATAACTCCTGTGAAACGACGCTGATTACGTTGAACATTTAATTTTGGTGTCTCGAGATTATCGACGACGAATTCGTTGTGTTTGGTTAATGTTGCGTATTTCTTTATAAATTGTAAGTATTGTTGTTGTTTGTGTTCGTTTATTAATCTGGTTGGTGATGGTTGGTGTTTTTGTTGGTTCATTTATTTGTTTATTTCATATCAATAGGCCGTTTCTAGTATACTACGACGAAAATTACCACTTAAGTGCCAGTGGGTTATTGGCAGTCATCTACATACCCCATTCCATGAAAGGTCTGGTCAACCGACGCGAAAGA